GGTGAACTTGTAAGGAGGTTCTACAATGCCAGAAGATGAATTCGAACCAGGAGGTGGTGGACCAGGTGGTATGTTTCCTCCGTGGTGGTTTGACCCGAAGGATATAGCTGAGCAGGGGCCTAGTTATGATCTTGAGCGTCAAGCTGAGGCGGAGCAAAACATTGAGCTTGTTACACCAGAAACAGTTGACCAGCTAGCTGAGGGTGAGCCCATCCCAGGACTTGGAGATCCGGTCGATATAATGATCCGAGAGTTTGGGTTGATAGCTGCTGATCCTGATTTACTCGCCGCATTAGCAAGGGAGAATCCAGATAATCCCATGTTGCAGGATATCGTACCTGATGACGTACTAAACTTCTTGCGTGAGCTGAAGAAATGGGAAGCATCAGGTGAGATTCCAGAGCTGTATCTAGCGGATAAATTTGATTGGGAGCATGTGACGGACTTCGTGACTTTCTTTGCCTACTGTTTCGCTACATGGGTTGGTCAGTTTAACTTGGAAAAATGGGCTAAAGCCATAGGGTACGTTCTTACTTTTAATCAGGTTGAGGCTAGTGGTGCGCTCTTCTTTGTTCAAACATCATTGGAAGCTAAACCATGGCTTAAGACGTTTGATCCAAATGATAAGAGCACTTGGGAGAAGTGGATGACGTCCCCAGGCACTTGGGGCGGAGTGATGGAATCCTACAACACGTATCAACAACAGCTTCAGATACTAGAGAACGCTATAACGGGTCAGATCCGTGAAGCTGATAAGATGGTAGCTGCTGTTGATTCAATTGGTGCCCATGCAATTACTTTGGGTATTCTTCTCGTCTTGGGAAAGATTTTAGGTCCAAAGGTGGGAACCTTCGTTGTTACTAATGTTGCTGCTATCGCTACCTGGTATTCTACTTACTCAATGAAGAAAAACATTAATGGAATAAATGAGAAGATGGATGCCGTGGTTAAGGAACTTAAAGCGATTAAATCAGCGCAGGAGCAGAGTAATAAGAAGAAGGAACCTACTGTGGAGCAAACTAAAGAAGAACCAGAACCTACTCCCGAACCTAAGCCTGAGCCAGATGATAAGGATAAGACCACCGATTTCATTTCACTTAAGGATGCACAAGCGCTTTTGGATGCTGCGGGCATTACTGGAGTTGATGTGAATTCACTTCTGGACCCGTCCGGAAATATATCCCTTTCAAAATTGATTGCTCTCATCGCTGCTATTAAAGCAATACCTAAAGGTGGCGATGGCGGTAATGTTAAGACTCCAGTTCCTACTCCTACTCCTTCAACTCCTAGGGAAAGAGGAATTGGGGACTTAGGTACATCTGGGACGGGCAGCAAAGCAGAAACATCAAAGGAAAATGAATGTGTCAAGTTGATTCAGGCGCACTTAGCTAAGTACGGTAACTCAAAAGTGAAGTTGATACCGAAACGGTGTCGTGCCATGTTTCAAACCATGGCATCCAATCTTGGCGGTCCAATTTCTCCTGACTCAACAAGTTCATTGAAAGATTTGACTAGGAGGTCTAGGTGATTAACGATGGCCAATGGATCCAACGGTTCGGCCTTCTCTGGCCTGCTGAAGGTTTGCAACGTCTTGATCATTCTCTTGAGCGCACTTATAGAGGGTATACGCATGATCTGCGGTCTCCGCTCTACGGAGCGATCCAAAGGACGGAGATCATCGAAATCCTTGAAAGGAAAATAGGTGATGCACCCTATGAGGAATTGTATGAGCTCAACAAGCGTGAGATCGAAAAGATAGGATCTTTCTCCATTATGCTTCCATATGATATGAGGGCGGCAGATGTATTGGAGTATTTCCGACCGAAGCCGATATCTCCGGATATGGATCTTTTCGATAGGGCTCTCTCTCTATTATCTACGCTTATTGAGCCTGGCGCTCTAAGGAGCTCACGACTTAGTACCGCTTACGCCGCTATGCCAAAAGGTACGTCTCTGGGGCCTCCCTGGATGACGAGCGAGCGTGAGAAGGCGCTATGGTACTTAGATAAAGCCCAAAGTGATCGCGTCCCAAAAGATTTCTACCCAAGTGTTCTTGGTTGGCGTGGCCAGGCGCAGGGCCTGCTTCTCCCACCTAAGCAAAGGGTTGTGTGGCAGATGCCACATGATGAGACAATCTTAGGGTTGTCTATTCTTAATCCGGTGTTGAAGAAGCTGCGCGTCAAGCCTGGTTTCTCTCCGTGGCAAGGTGATCTCTTTGTTGACCAAGAGATGACCCACATATTGAAGCTAGGCCATGGGCGTAGAATTCTTTCTATGGATTATAAGTCCTTTGATTCTAGTGTAAGTAAACCACTTATTGATGTGGTGAGGAAACTCCTCTTATATTGGTTTTCAAAGGCAGATGCTCCCCGGATCAACCTGCTACTAGATGTCTTTACTACTATGGACATGCTGGTACCGTATAGAGTTATGACGGGCAGGATTGGTGGCGTCCCAAGTGGATCCGCGTTAACAAATTTGGTGGATAGTTTGATTAATCTCTTTGCGCTTAATTATCTATCTCTACGTTTGAATAATCCTATAATGGCATGTAGTATATTGGGTGATGATGCTGTTGTGCTATTTGAGGATGACTGGGATGCAGTGGACGTTAGTGGAGTTATGAACGAATTAGGGCTTAATGTGAGTCCCGAAAAGCAGTGGATCTCAACGAGTAGTTCATTATCTTCAAAGATGGCACTCTAATGAGTACCTAATTGACGGAATAGCCCATGGTGTACGAAGTCCGTATAGGGCGCTAAACGGAATGATGTCCTATGAGAGGTTCCGGAAAAGTTGGAGTAAATATATGGATACTGCTCGCTGGGTAATGCAAATAGAGCAAACTCGTTGGTATCCTGGATTTCCGAAATTCGTGGAGTTTGGGATGGGCGGAGACAAAATACTTTTGTCAGGATGCAGTGCTAAAGAAGCCTTTCGGCGGGCTGGCGGAGCTGAAAAGATCCGAGAAGTTCTGTCCATTGCATCATTTCCATTCAATGTTAAGAATCCTGAGGAGGTAGAGAAGTTTGAAACTACACGTATTCTTAACTTGCTCCAATCCAGGATCAGTAAGAGGGAGACACTATCTCCC